TCACGCATTTTTGGCCGTTTTGAGGCCGTCTATAAAGGCCTCCATGCGGTTGGCGCTGTCCCGTTTCATCTGCTCGGTTACATGGCCGTATACGTCGAGGGTAAAGGCTGCCGTATGGTGGCCGAGGTTCTCTTGTACGGTCTTTATATCATCCCCGGAGCGGATCGCAGCGACAGCGTAGGAGTGGCGCAGATCGTGAAAGCGGGCATCCGGTAGACCGATGGAGGCGGCAATGCGCTTGAAGTTGTTGTAGACGGTGCTTTTCTTCAAGTGCCCGCCTATGGCATCTGTGAACACAAAGCCGTGGGGGTTGTCCCATACTTCCGCAGCGGCAAGACGGAGCTTGTATTGCTCTATCTGCTGATGCTTTAAGAGCTTCATAACATACGCAGCCGGGGCGAGTGTACGCCAACGGCTGTTTTTTGTTGTGGCGAGGGCGTACCCGCTCCCCTTGCCCTCTTGCTTCTGCAGCTGCTGCTTGACCAGGATCGTACCGGCCTCAAAGTCGATGCAATCCCATGTCAGCCCCAGCACTTCGCCCTCCCGCAGCCCGGTAAAGAGCGTGACGGTGTACACGGTTTCAAACTCATGCCCCTTGATGGCATTGAGGAAAAGACTTATCTGCGCATCGTCCAGCGGCTTGATCTCGGTCTTTTCAATCTTGGGGAGATCGGGTTTATTGGCCGGGTTGAACTTGATGTAGCCAAGAGCCACGGCCTTTTCCATGGCCTTGTGCAACGTCCCGTGGATGTTCTTCACAGACTTGGGGGAGAGGGGCTTACGCTCGGTGATCTGCTTCCCGTTCTCCGTCCGGGTGACGGTGTAGCCGTCCCGGATAAAGCCGTTGTAGAGTTTCTGAACGTGGAGGGCAGACAGGGCGGAGAGCTTCATAGCTCCTATGCCGGGTTTGAGATAAAGGCGAATATTCTTCTTGTAGGCTTCCGCTGTCCGGGGCTTTACGCTGTTGAGGTATTCGGCGCTCCATGCGTCCAGCCACTCACCCACGGTCAGCTTGGACGGCTCCAAGTATGTGCCTCCCGTCAGCTCCACGGCGGCGGCTTGCATCTTCTCCCGGACTTCCTTTTGGGTCTTGCCGGAGAACGAGCGGCGGAGCTGCTTTCCTGTGCCGGGGTCACGGCCAACGGTTACACGGGCTTCCCAGTAGGTGTATTCCTCGCCGTTCCTGGTCACGGTTTTCTTGCGGATTGTTCCCGCTCCGTGCGCTGATCGTTTAGGCATTATCGCTCCTTTCCCTGTATTCTGCAGCAAGTTCATCTCGCTTTTTGTACTCGGACACAAGATATTCGATAATGGTTTTTGTGATTTCTTCAAGCGATTCGAAAGCAATTTGTGTATTAAGCTTTGTCGCTTTCTGTAATGGCATAAGGGTAAAGCCAAACTCTGTGGCACGGGTGGCCAGCGCTTCAAGCTCATCGTCTTGCGCCTCGGCCGTGGCGTATTTTGTTACAACGGTTGACAATGCGGCGCCGATTACATAATCGGAAAATACTGCAAACTCTGGATGAGTAATAGCCAGATTTACAAAGTCGGCAATATACACGGCGGCCAATCCTTTGCCAGCAACTTTCCTTACGGCCTCCACTGCTTCGGGGGAAAGGTGTGTATAATCACAAATCGCTTGCAAATCTGCGTCCCGCTCCTTGACCGAGGACAGGCCAAGCAACCAATCCGCCGTAACTCCACAAACATTGGCGATATGGGCAACGGAAAGCGCATCGGGGATCCTGTCTCCCGCAGCATAAAAACCGACTGTTGCGGTAGACATTCCGAGCTTTTCAGCAAATTCCTTGTTTGTCATTTCCCCTTTAAGCTCGACAAAAGCCTTATGAAATTCTGGAAATCTAATTGTTTTCTTCATGTCCACGCTCACCTAAGTAACCTCGCTTTGTTTTGTTTGAAAAAATATTACTCGCATAGTTGATTTTTCTCGGAATGTGTGATATAATCATGTTACATCAAACAATGCGAGTTGTCAACAAAGAAAGGAGCGATAACATGACGAAACCGAATCAGGATATTAGAAACTATGCGAGATCGCACGGTGTGCCGCTGTGGAGCGTTGCTCAGGGTCTTGGAATTGCAGAATCCACTATCATGAAGTGGCTGCGCCTCCCGCTCACAGAGGAGCGAAAGCAGCAGATGATTGAGATCATCGACGAGCGGAGGGCTTTTTAATGGCCACGGAGAAACTGACGCTGACCGTCACCGAGGCGGCGGCGCTGCTGGGCATATCTAAGCCCACGCTTTACCAAATCATATATAGCGAAGGGTTCCCCAGCTTTAGAATCGGCAGACGCACGGTGATCTCCCGTGCTGGTCTGGAACGATGGGTGCAGGAACAGGCTGCAAAGGCGGTGATGTGATACGCCGAAACGAACGAAAAAGGATCCGGGCGGGGTGATATTCCGCCCCAATATTCTGCCAATGCTGGATTTTCTGACGGGGGATGAATGTAAAATGCTGTTAAAAGCCGCTATCGGCTACAGAATGGACGGCAAAACAGCAGAGTTTTCCGGGCCACTGGGTATGGCTTGGGCGTTCTTGGCCCCTCAGATAGACGAGGACAAAGCCGCATATCTGAGCGAGGTAGAGCGGCGCAGCCTTGCAGGGAAAGCGGGAGCCGCTGGCCGTTGGGGTAAAGATAACGATGCGAACGCATGCGAACGCATCCCAGAGCATACGACCGTATACGATTGTATACCATCGAATGCGATTGATGGCAGAATAGAAAGGAATAGAATAGAAGGGAATATAAATAATTCTTTTGTCACAACTCCTACCGGAGTTGGTGACGAAGAAAAGCCCAAGAGGGCAAAAAAGCAGCGGGAGCCGTTTGACCATAACAGTAACCCGTACATATGTGCGGCGTATCTCAATGAGGCGATATGTGAACGGTTGAACGTTGAGAGTAAGCCGGAGGCTACCTTGCAGAGCTGGGCGGATGCTTTCGACAAATGCCACCGCATAGATCACCGCCCGTGGAAGGAGCTGGAAGTTGTACTCCGTTGGTCACAGGAGGATAGCTTTTGGCAACAGAATATTTTGAGCGGCAGCAAATTCCGCAAGCAGTACGAAACACTTTTGTCAAAGGCCAAAGGGGAAGGAGTGTTTGTAGGATGAACGATATGGAACGCACACTTTGCGGGGCTATCTGTATAGACCCCAAGGAGGTCTTGCCCCGTATCGGGGACAAGGTAACGGCAGCGGACTTTGCAGACGATAGGTGTGCAACCCTGTTTGATGCAGCCACCGAAATGCACAGCAGGGGCAAGGCGATTGACGCACAGTTGATAGCCGATGCCATTTCCAAAGCCTTTGATACGATGGACGCAGCAGCCGCCTTTGTGCGGGAGTGCATGGAGAGTTGCCCGACCGTTGCCAATGCGGAGATACACGCCAAGCGAGTGCATGAGCTGGCGAGAGATCGGACGATACGGGACGTTATCGACCGGCTGAAATACTCCGATCTTAACGGTGACGAGCTGGCGGCGGCTCTTGTGGGCGAATGTCAAGACTTTCTCCGGGAGGAGCATGGAGGCCGTACAAAGACCATCGGTCAATTTCTTGTGGATATGTACAGCGACCAAAGCAAGAAGGACGAGCGCCGAGTTGACACGGGCTTTCCTCGGCTTGATGGCATTTTGCAGGGCATGACGGCGGGCAATTTGGTTTTGATTGCTGCCCGTCCCGGCGTAGGCAAATCCGCCTTTGCTACTGATCTTGCGACAACTGTAGCCCGCTCCGGGCGCTCTGTCTTGTTTTGCAGCATGGAAATGGACGGGATAGAGATAGCCCAACGCATAGCAGCCAGAGAGGCGGCAGAGCCTTTGAGTGCCCTTATCGACCGCAGCTTGGATAAAAGCCAATGGAAAAGGCTTTCTGCAGCTTGCAGCCGTGTGTCTCCGTGGCCGCTTCATGTTTGCGATTCCCCAAATGTTACAACGGCAAAAATCAGATCGTTAGCCCGCTCTATTCCAGATCTGTCTTTGATCGTGGTGGATTACATAGGCCTTATGCAGCCAACACACCGCAACGATTCCCGGAACTTGGAGCTTGGCGCTATCTCCCGTGAACTCAAAAACCTTGCTGCCGAGCTGCGTATCCCCATTGTGGCACTCTGTCAGCTTAACCGCATGACCACGGACACCGAGCGGCCTATGCTTGCAAACATCCGGGACAGCGGAGAGCTGGAACAGAATGCAACCAAAGTGCTTTTCCTCTGGAACGAGGACAAGGCGGAGCAGACTGTTGGTGTCAGCGTGGCCAAAAACAGAAACGGCAAGACCGGGGAGGTCTATATGCGCTTTGATGGGGAACACATGAAATATACCGAGCTGTCAGGTTATGAGCCGGTTCAGCCAAAGAAAAAAATTCGAGGAATCGGACTTGCAACGGAGGAGGTATGACCGATGAACAAAACCAAGAACGAGCTTAAACGCTGCCAGAGCTGCGGCGGCTTCAAAGAGACTATATCCGGTTGGCCGGAACATGAGGAGGATATACAGCGCTGTCTTTGCGACTGCGAATCCGACCAGCGAGACAGGAGAGAACGAGCCAAGCGGCAGCACATCACCGTTGACGAGCCTTAAATACAAGCCGCTCCGCTTCCTGCGGGGCGGCATAACAAAACGGACAGATTAGCTTAATGGGCGAATTGGGTGCGGTGCATACACCACCAAGGAGGTACACCCAAGACGAAAGAACTTATAAGCCGTTTGGGGAGAATCGAGGCACACCGGGTAGCCCTGCGCACTCTGCCGGAGCGTTTGCAAGAGCTTGAAGCTGTAGCGGACGGGCTGAATGCTCACAAGCTGGACGGGGTGAAAGTATCCGGGAGCCGCAGCATAGAGGCTGCCTTTGCTGCCAACTACGAGGAACGGGACAGGATCACGGACAAGCTGCGGAGTGCAAATTCCGAGCTACGCATACTGGAAACGGCCCTTGATTCTCTCCGTGAGGACGAACGCCTTGTGCTGGAACTGTTCTATGTCCACCGGCGCAAGGGACACGTGGAGGAGCTACAGGAGCGGTTAAACTGCGAGGCAAGCACGGTCTACAGGCTGAAAAATACCGCCCTGCAAAAGCTCTATGACCGGGTGTACGGTGCAATCTGAAAGGGGGCCGATATGGGACGAATGAGCCGGAATAAAGGCAAGGCCGGAGAACGTGAGTTTGCCGCCCTCTGTCGCTCTGAGGGCTACGAAGCCCAGCGCACGGCACAGAACCGGGGCAAGACCGGCGAGGCCGGGGACGTGGAGGGGTTGCCCCTAATCCATGCGGAGGTTAAGCGGGTGGAAACCCTGCGGCTCTGGGATGCGCTGGCACAGTCTCAGCGGGACGCAGCAGCGGACAAGCGGGGCGGGCTGCCCATCGTGGCGCACCGGCGCAATAATTGCCCGTGGGTGATCATCATGGATGCACACGATTGGTTTACCCTGTACCGGGCTGCTGAATCCTCCGGGGAGCTGCGTACCGTTATCCGCTGCGCCGACGAATAGAAAAAGGCCATGCACTACCGTACATGACCAAAAAGAAAACAGAGGCGACGTGCTCCACTGATGCCGAAGCCCCAGCGTTTACGGCCTAACCGGAAATCACGACAACCCCTGTTATAGACAACATACCACAAACCGGCCCAGCCGTCAACGTGGGCCATGTTCCAGAAACAGACAGGAGGGCAGCAATGAGCTACACTTACCTACCGCCTCCGGCTGATCCTGAGCCGCTGGCAAAAGCCTTTTATCTCGTAAACTCTTTCCGAACCGCATTGCAGAGCGGCGGAGAGGAGCCGCACCGCTTCATAGACGAGCGCAGCGCAGAGCTGGACAACGCCTTGCACCTTTGCACCAAAACCGTACACCGGGATTTACTGGCCCGTGGCGTTCACTTCTGAGCGCTGCACAGAATCATACAGACAGGAGGCTAATATGCAAGAGAGACTTACCAGAGGAAAAGCGATTCGCTTAAAGTGCCTGGACTGCTGCTGTGGTAATAGCGCAGAGGTGCGCCGCTGCCACATGACAAACTGCCCGCTCCACCGTTACCGCTTGGGGCGTGAGAAAAGCGCCGTAGCGCAGGATTCCGAGAATTAACACAGGGGGTATATCCCAGCACCCCCCACAGGACAAGCGCCGTTAAACAAGAGCGTAGGCGATAAATACGAGGAAATAGGCGAGGAGAGACCCCCGCCTATTTTTTTATTGCCCGCCAAATGTGGGATTTATCTATTTTCAGGTGTTTTTCCCATTGCCTTTTCTGTGCTATACTCCATGCCCTTTTCTGTATCCATTCTGTACCGTTCTGTACTACAGCCAAGATATACAGGAGTATAAACGATATGTGTATTCTATCAACGGATTATTTATAACTCTGAGATATTTTGTGTAGGTACTCTTTTTCGTTTACCCGCCCCCCTGTTTTTCCGGTGGGGGTCTGGAAACGATAGCCATACATGGACGCAATATTTACTATAGGCTATCGGAGCGACACACCGTCACTTTTTCCGCTACCCCCTTACCGGGGGGGTGGGTATGGGTATGGTGGGGGAGGGTCAAAAACACGGCCCCGCAGGGGGGATATATCGTCCTGGCCTCCTCCCTTATGGGCATAGAAAGAGCGGGTAGCCCGTCACGGCTCCCGCTCCTCTCTGTTCAGACTTCCCGCCCGTACTCATAGAGTGCATGGCTTGGGAGGTCAATATAGTCATTCCAAAAAACACAAGTGCGGCTCTCGTCAAGCTGGACTTGCTCAAAGAGGCCGAACACATCCCGTAAAGCGGAGTACCCCGGCAAGCTGAGATCGTCGGCCACGTCATAGATCACCCGCCGCCCATCGTCAAAGCTAACATCCAGTTTATACCCCGGCAGCGGCTTTATTCTGCTGATTCTCTGGAGCATAGGCATCACTTTTTCCGGATAGTTTCACGCCAGTTTTTGGGGAATGCGATGTGATACAAGTTGATATCCTCCCGATATTCTTCAAATAGGGCATCAAGCGACGCCACGATTTCATTATTCCACTTCTCCGCATCCGGGTACATTTCGCGCAGGGCCAACACCGCACCCCACAAACGCCGTGCGGCTCCCGTGGGAACGCCGTTTAACCCGGCTGGAATGGATGGGAAAACACGGAAATAGAGACGTCCATAATGAGCACAAATGTTTCGAAGATCGGAGCAGCATTTCAGCCAACTTCCGACTTTTTCATACTTCCGGCCAAATAGTGCCTTTTGGTCAGCGGTTTGCATATTGGAGTAGAAACGCGAAAGCATTCCAAAAGTGAACAGTTCAGTTATTGCCCAAATCGGAAATGTGCCATTGTAGTTTTTGATGTGGTGCGCTACAAATGGAACCTTTTCATTGGCTTTAATTTCTCGCTCGATTGTCTCCAGAAACTGAGTGTGATTGTATTGGAGTTTATAATTTGCAGGGTCAAGGTAGCCGGTAGGACCATATTTGTGTGCATGGTAGTATGAGAGCTTCGCACGGAGCGAGATTTCCACTTCCTCCAAAGCGGAAAACAGAATGCGGCGGAGCTTTCTGTCAAATTCATATAGCCGGTACACTCGCAAAAAACTTACGCCAGACTCATATTCGCCGGTAGGCTTTTTGAACGGAAGAAAGTACGCTGTGAAACGGTAGTAGTTGATTGCCTCCAACGCAGCTTTGCAACGGGCGGGGTCATCTATTACGACGCCTCGGCTGCTGAGTATGCGTAACTGCTCGTCGTATGTGGTTGCTTTCTTTATCTCACCCATATTTTATCCCCACAAAAAAATGTCCTCCCTGGGACACATACACTTTTCAGCGCAGAGGTGCGGGAGGTACTGTTGTTAACATTATATGCGGAGCCCACCCGAAAGTCAATATATATTTCTCTCAAAATAATATTTATAGAATTTAAATCGCTGCCATTAATGGTCAATCACCTTGGGTTTTGTCCCGCTCCATACGCTGAGAAATAGCCTTGGTAATATAGCCGTTGAGGCTTTCCCCGGCTGCGTCTGCTGCGGCCTTGATATTATCCCGCTCCCCCTTGGGAAGCCTTACCAAAACTTTGTCATAGTTGGCCGCCTCATATTTGCCGACTGCGGCACGCTGGGCGGCTGTTATTTCTCTACCCATTATTTCACCTCCACCCGCAGTATATCACATATCTATATTGATAGCGATAGACAAAATAACCAAAATATATCGCTATCATTTGTACAACATCCCGTCTTGATATATCGCTATCGATAGATTATAATGGAAACATCAAGAGGGACGCAGGGCGGACGGAGATTGAAAGAAACGCACTGAGAAGAACGCTAGAGACTCACCCCTGCTCCCTCAATAACAAGGAGGTTTCCGCATGAAATACGATCTTCGCAAGATCATGCTCCGGGCATGGAAGCTGTACCGGGAGGGCAAGGGGTTGAGCTTCCCGGAGGCGCTGCACCGGGCATGGCTGACCGCCAAGGCCGAGCCGGTGAACGCTGCAAGGGTGGAGGAAGCCAAGGCCGCCCACGGCATCACGGAGGAGGTCAAGACTTGGGCTGGCTGGAAAGCTGCGGGCTATGAGGTCATCCACGGCAGCAAGGCCCTGTTTGGTGTGTCCCTGATTTGGGGCAGCAGAGGGGACGGCGCTACATACTCCGCTCGTTTCTTCGGCGCCTCCCAGGTACAGGCCACAGCATGAGAAAAGCCCCAACCGGGGGGAGCCGGTCGGGGCCTATGGGTAAAAGCGGGATACGGTGCAAAGACATTATATCCCGCTCCGCTTAAAAAGTCAAGAAAGGATGCTTTTTATGTACATCGAACAAACCACCGCCGCCGATCGCTTTACGATTGGTTTCGTTATGGATGATCTTATGGGCCGACTTGAACGGACGCATAACCTCCTTCACTTTGCATGGGAAAACTACTTCGGCAATGCCGTCAACCATTTGGACGAATGCGACACTACCGTTTTGGCCGATCTCCTTTGCATGCTGAGTGATTCCGTTTTCGATATTCTTCTTGAGTATAACTTGACGGTCGGCAATAAGCAGTTTCCGGGTGTTGACCCTCACATGGAGGGGGTGACAAGGCTACAGGCTGCAGCCCGTACAGATGCCGCCGTAGCTCGGTTCCACGGACACCTTACGGATGAGGTGCGGCGCTGTATGCAACTACCAGACCCGGACGCGGCACCGGCGCTGGAAGCGCTGCTTAGTCCGCTGCATTGACCATACGGCCAGCCGGGGGCCTTGTACCCGGCAGAAAGGAGCGTATAACGATGACCTTTAAGACCCTCGCCCATATACACAAGCTACTTGCCGAAGAAGAAAGGCGGCTTGCAAACGCCGTTGCTCTGGCGAGTGAAGCATATACCGCAGCGGAGAAAAGCGGAGCCGATAACGCCGATGCGCTCAAAGACAGTTACAAAGGCGCTTGGAAATCCCATAATGCCGCCAATGAAGCGCTACGGGATTTCGAGAAAAAAGATTGGTAA